CCCGTTGACTGGCCATCCATAGGCCTTGATACACGCTGAGAGGTTTTGCAGGATCGAGACCCTCGGCAACGTATTGTTTGAAATTCCCGGCTAGTCCGGGTACACTAATGGAGTCAGGTGTGGTCTCTTTACAAGCACTCTGATTTTACCTCCTCTCGACGTCCGTGTCCCTTCGCGTAGGCTCTTAACCCTAACAAACGTGAAGCTCTAGCTCGCAACAAATTTGCGAACACGGACGACGCTACAGCCTAGGACCATTACCCCCTAGGTTCCTCCCGTTCTACGAACGGTAGCCATGGATTCTGGCTCTTACGTATACAACAAGGAGTTGTGCAACACCACAGGTACGGCACTCCTAAGTATAAACAAAGAATACATGCGTCTTCAGTTCTCTCCCTCTTACAGTGATACCCGCGTCCTGCAAAATCAGACAAGTAGTGGAAGATTGTCAATGCCACTCAGGACGGAAAGGGGAGGAGGAACGGACTGGAATAGCGAGATTCCAGGCCTCAGGCAGCCACGTCGCAAGTGGCATCTCGTGGAGACAGAAGGGTGGTCGTCAATCCACTCATCTTCACACTCAGTATCAGTCAAGAGGACCTTGCGAGCCCACGATGCGCGACTGAGTATGAAGGAAAGGAGTTCGGCGGGCCATTGGAAGACCCAACGACGTGGTGAAACGTCCATCATGTAGGGCCCATCTACATGATGCCGAAGTGCGACCTTGCGGTCAGCACAGAGTCGCCGGTCGACTCTCTCCTCGAAGGGAACTAGCTTCTTGCCAATAAACCGACTAACAAGGTCGGCTTCTAGTTCCCTTCTCCGGTCCTCGACAAACGAGTAGTAGACCGGACGCGGCGGTGGGGCGATCGTGATTGGTAAACCACGATCGATGCCTTGCGAACATTTAGGTAGAGGTCCTAAATCGATCGCCCCACGAAACCACTTGCGCTTTACGAGGGCGCGCCACACCCTAGCGGGGATTGTACCTGGAGATAGAGGCCGTAACCCTATCTCCCATCTCATCGTCACAACGCAGTGCCAAAACGCTGCAGACGAGAGACAGTACGCTCCTTTTACGATCTCCGCTAAAAGATCGCCAGATGTTTCAGTTCTCCGGAGAAAAGATAATACAGGCTTGCCAACAAAACGATGTCGACTACAATCGTACTGCCTTGAATTTAACTCCAAGAACCGACGACTTTGCCCAGTCTTCTCTTCGTTGACTACAAGTCCGAAGTGACTAACAACTTCTCGCCACAATGCGAAGAAGTCGTCGGTGCCACAGAACATGCAATCATCTCCATTGAACCGTCCCACCCGGTTCCTCTCCCTGTGCGGTTGAGCCGCGAATTGGAAATCACAAGCCATGTCAAAGCACGACTTGTTGAGAAGGCACAAGATGGGGAACGACACCAGATTCCCCATCATAGACCCTCTCTTGATAGGTCTCTTGTTTCCTCTTCGGCTGACCCATTTAAGGTCAGTAAAGCTCAACCGCAAGGTTTCTCGTTCGAGGGTTGTCAAATGCTCCGACTCGCATAAGACATCGACAATGGCACGGACAGCTGGCAAATAAATATTGTCTGTCGCCGACTTGTAATCACCGGAGATCAGGATTTCGCCCTTCCGCCTGTCGGATTGAACCCTCTCGAAATCGCTCTTTGTGACGTCGCCTCTGACACACCATCCGAAGGACGAGATGTGGTCATAGAGACTGTCATGTATGGGGCCCAAGACTTCTTTTGTCTTGGCAGATTGCATTGTGACAACCCTAAATTTCCCTTTTGTTTTCGCGACTCCGACACGAACTTCATTGGCGACCCCCTGGGGGTCTTCAGGACCAACGCCGAAAGTTCCGCCGGAAAACCTTTCATTTTCAAAACATCCCTGTTGATCGGGGATGTATTGCCTCTTCCCTTCTCGCTTGGCCCATGAGTTACCGACTAGGATCCTAACCCTAGACTTCAACGACTCAATGGGGTCGACAGACCACCTCACAGGTCTGTCAACCACGTGTGTCACCTCCTGGTCGACATGAGCCAACCAGGCACTACGTGCCTTTCCCGCTTCGCGACGATCGCAACCTTGGCAGGCTGCGTCAAAGAGTCGGGAGCAACTCTTCAACACAGAACCCAATCGTAGGAGTCGATTGGGTTTCTTCTCACCAAGGAGTGATCGGAAGCTGGTCTTCCTCTCCTCCCACTCCGCCCTGAGTGAAACGCATGTCACGCTCGTGAGAGCGTCAGTATTGCCATCGAGGCTAAACTCGATGCAGACAATACGACATGCGTGTCTTAAGGCCTTGCCGATTGATCCAGCTGCAGGACAGCGGACAAGAGGCGCCCGAACACTTGGCATATAAAAGGTCAAGTACGGGGGCGACACTGAAGGTGTC